GGTTGTTGCCAAGCACGTCGCGGACGATCGCTATGCGCAGCTATTTTATTCCGGCCCGACGGCACGGCTGACGATGCCGCTGCTCGATGTCGACCATATCAAGAGCGCGGCGATCGTGCTCGGCAAGTTGGCCGGCGAGTTGGAGTTGATTTCTACACGTCGACGGGGTTCGACGTTTACTAAGGTTTTGGCCGCGCGCGGTGCTGTTTCTCAGGCCGGTCGCGAGTTAAAAGGTGGTGTTTCGTTCCGGGGAGCACGGTAACACCATATATTGACGAAGCTCTTTTGTAACCTTTGAGGTGTGTAATGCGTAGTTCAAGCGCGAATATCGAGATAAATCAGGGACTAAACGAATTCTGGCCGATGGCGGATTCGCATAAGAAACATCACGACAAGAATCGTGGTTTTTCAACATCTTGTGACGAAGATTTAACTAAAAACTTTGCAGTTGACAGATCGACAATCGAATTGTCGGCCAATCTTGACCGCACGGTCAAGTTGCAAAACGCTTGGCTGCCATTACTGGCTGACATAGGCGAGGGTTTGGCCTTTATACTGGTCCTAACCGCTTTCGCAGCGCTTTTCTCAATATCCGATTCGCTGGACGCATTCATCATGGGAGTGCGCTAACATGGTCGGCAAACTTACCCCCGACACGATGTTGTCGTGCTCCCGCCTTCCGGCCATGATGGGTCAAAGTCCTTACTCGACCCCTAACGACGAACTTGCCAAGACCATCGACGCGATGAACGGCAAATTTTCGACGTGGGAAGGCAACGAAGCGACCGAACTCGGCAATCTTTTAGAGCCGATCATCCTTCAGCAAATGGTGCAGCGTCTCAAGTTAGATGTTTTACTTATGCCGACCACACCATTCGCGGCACCGAACGGCATCGCGTTAAACGCGTCGCTTGATGGTATCGGCGGCCCCGATGCCCAAACCACCATCCACATCAAGACGGATGTTGAACGCGGCATCTATTTGATCGGCTGCGACGAATTAGCGATCACCGGCCCCGGCGTTCTGGAATCGAAATTGACATCTTCACCCGCCGAGGATGAACCGGCACCGCATCGCGGTCCGATCCAGTTGCAAGGTTGTATGCTTTGCGCTGGCTTTCAATGGGGAGCCATCGGCGTTCTATATCGCGGCATCGAGCTGCGGATTTTTGTTTATCCGCGTGACGAGGCAATGATCGGCAAGATTACCGACCTTTGCGCCGACTTTGAGCGCCGGAAGGTGTCGCAAGATTGGTATTCGCCGGTAAGCGCGACGGATGCCGCAAACACCTGGCGCAATGGTGATGACACGGCCCCGCCGGTCGAACTGATACCGGAATCGATTGACCTGATGGAGGACATCTTGACGGCGAAAGAGCTGATCAAGGCAGCCGAGGCGACGATCGACGAATGCAGCGCCGCCTTGATGGAAATCCTTGCCAACCATACCGAAGGCCATGCGGTCGATGACGATGGCACGGCGTATCGGGTGCGCTGGCCGATGCGAAACTATAAGGCCCAGCCTGAAAAGGTGACGCCCGCAAAAGAAGCGTATCAGAAACGCGCCCAAACGCTTGAAATCAAGATTATCGACAAAAAGGTTGCCTAACTGGCGCGGGGGAGGTGCCTCGCGCCTTCCCCTTTAATTCAGGGGATCAATAAAATGAACACAATCGACACGACCGAAGCTTTGGAAATGGTGGAAACGATTGAACGCGCGATTGTATCGCTAAACCAAGTAGCGCGCCAAATTTGCGGATTATCGTTTGAGTTTGATAATTTGCTGGCGATGTCGAGTTTGCGACGGCAGGATGAAACCTTTAATTGTGAGGTGATCCCGTTTCGGCATCACGATGAAAGCGAAACGTGATGTTGAAAAAGCGCCGCGTTACCGATCGAGGCGAAGATCTGTTGCCGAACGTAATCGGCGGTTTCATTCTCGCCATGCAAGCCGAACGCGTACCGCATAACACCGTTTTGTCTTATGCACGCGATGCAAGGCAATTTGTGGAGTTTTTGCGGGTTAATGCCGATTGCTTCGAGTGGTCGACGGTAACTCGGCAAGACATTCGCGGTTTTCAAGCGATGCGCCGCGCGCAAGGCATCAGTTCGGCGACGATTGGCCGCCAGTTGGCGGGGATTAAGCGGTTCTTGAAACATTGCAGCGACGGCGAATCCTATAGCATCGTTGCCAATATGCGCTATCCAAAGACGTCGCGCCGGCTGCCGCGACCAATTAGCATATCAAACGCTCGCGCCATTATTGGATTGCCGAGCAATGCGAAGCCGTGGATTGATGCGCGCGATGCCGCCGTGCTGGCTTTGCTGTACGGCTCTGGCTTGCGCGTCAGTGAGGCGCTTGGGATTGCCGCCGTCGATATGCCGACGGCCACGCGGCCCGATTTGAGGATTATGGGAAAGGGTGGGATCGAGCGGATCGTGCCGGTGTTGCCGGTCGTGATCGAGGCGATTGCGAAATATCGCAAGCTTTGTCCGTGGCCGTTGGCTAACGGCGCGTTGTTTGTCGGCGATCGAGGTGGTGCTTTGTCGCCTCGCATAATTCAGCTTTGCGTCGCTCGGATGCGCGCCGTGCTAGATTTGCCGGATACGGCGACGCCTCATGCGCTCCGGCATTCATTTGCCAGCCATCTATTGCAACGCGGCGTTGACATTCGGTCGCTTCAATTATTGCTTGGTCATGCGTCGCTATCGACGACGGCGCTTTATTCAGAGGTTGACGAGGGGAAATTGCAGCGCGAAATTGCGGCGTTTCATCCAAGAGGTTAATTTTGAGGAGATGATATGAAAAGGTTTTTAACGTGTATTATTGTCGTTGTTCAATTATGCGTTACCGGTATTGCAAAAGCCGAAAATGAACCATTGATTTTGACTAATACGCCACAATTAAAAATAGTTTGGAATTACCTTAATGGTTTGCGCGACAAGATGCGCGATCCTGATTCATTTATTATTGAGAAATTGTTCATTGATTTTAAGGATGAAGGCAAAAAAGTATATTTAATTTGCGTTAAATATAGATCAAAAAATGGGTTTGGAGGATATAATCGTAAAATTCAAATTAAACTTTTAAAACCTTATACAGAAGAACAATTTTATGAACACGATGATGCAGAATCATGGTCGCGGCTTTGTACCGAACATGTAACCGTAATCGATCCGCACACAATCGGTTTTTAGCGCATCACCGCCGGAATTCTTACCCGTGGCAATTCCGGTTTTGTAGGATTTTCAAGCTTGATCTCAGCGCGTTCGCGCAAGCCCCATCGTTGATGAATGATGAAAGCCCATTGCTGAGGAGGTTCTAGCGCAGCCCGTAAGCCGTTCCCGTATTCCGAATAGCCCGGCACCGATCCGTTAGCCAACACCGGACCGGGGTTTGCGCTGGTGTGATAATGACCATGCAAAATGAGATCAGGCCGACGACCGGCTCGCGCTTGTTGCGCCTCGATCTTTTTTGTGCCCCGCACGATCGGCAATACCGGCCCCGCAAAGCCTTGGCCGCCACCGGTTCCCATCTTATCGCCATGCGTCGCCAGCACGGTATAGCCGAGAACGGGAAAGATTGCGTCGTGTGATGCCGTGATCTGGAAGGTGACGCGGTCATCACCGGCGAACGCATCGGCGACCATGTGCGCGATCAAGGTATCATAGGATAAGCGCGCGTATAGCTTCGCCGTCGGCTTAAACGTGGTGCGCCCGTGGTTGCCCGGCACCGACACGACATGAACGCGGCCAAAGGCTGCCAAAAGGTGGCGAATGCCGCCCGCGATCTCTTCCGCCGCAAACCGAACCTGTTCGTGCGACGTGAGCGCGTTGGTGATCCGCAGCTCCTCGTGGATGTCGCCGGAGATCAGATCGCCGCCGAGCGTCAAAACAACGCCTTGCACGGCGCTATCGGAGGCCCAGCGCGTGCCGACCTCGCATGTTGCGGCGAATAGGCGTCGCAAACGAGCGCGGCAGATGTCGATGTCATAAGCGTTGAGGCCGAGAAGCTCGTCGGAGGAGATCACTTCACCGGCGTGAATGTCGGTTAGCAAAAGGCCGACGACGGATTTGCCACGCTTGCCGGGTCGTGTGTCGAGCATCCATTCGGCGGGTTGTACGTACTGCGACCGGACGCCGCCGAGTTCGATCAAAAGCTTTTCGACGTGCGCCAGGTCTTTTTCAAAGGCAGCCGCGCGCTTGCGCCAGAAACCTTGATTGCGGATTTCTTGCCGGTCGTCCTCGGCCGATAACTCGATCGGCTGCGGCGCTTTCGGCTTTGGCGGAAATTGCAACGCGTGCAGATAATACCGGCGGAGCGTTGAAACATTGATCTTGAAATGATCGGCAACGGCTGATCGGCTGCCAAGTTCGACAATCAAGGAATCGATTTCGGCGATTGTCGTACCTTTTAAGCGTCGCGTCATGCCATCATCGCCTTTGCTTGAATTTCGACGTCGTTAATGCGGCGCGTCCAGCCATTGCCGAAGCGGTCGAAGGTTTGTAGCCCTTTGAGGAACGCCAGCCGCGCATTGCAAAGGTCTTGTACGGCATCGAGCGGGTCGAGGCGTTTAATCGCTTGCAATGACCCCGGACCAATCACGCCGTCGTCGGTGACATTGGCAACGCGTTGCAAGGCCCGCGCGCACCGCGAAACGCCGCTGTTGACGGCAAAGTCAAACGCCGCATGATCAAGGCCGATCGGTAACGCGTCGCCGCCGATTTTGTCCCAATAGGCCGAACGATAAAGCGGCGCGACGATCGCAGGGGTAAGCGCTCGCATTTCGGCTTCGTTGGATTCGCGGCCGGTGTATTGCTCCCAGGTCGCGATCGTCACACCGAGATTGGTGATTCCGCCGGGGTCGCGCGGATCGTTGACAAATCCGCCTTCGTGCTGGAGGAGGTAGGCGAAACATACGTCGAAATTGCTTTGCATTAGGTTCACGCGTTCGGGGTTGATTTGTAGAGCATTTCGTCCTTTTTCTCGCTTCCCGCCGACGAGCCGAAATAGAACGAAAGGACAAGCTCGGCCTTTGCCGAAATATAGCCAACCAGTGTTCCGGCGAGCGCGGATTCGATCTTTGCGTAGCCCATCAGCGTCGCAAAAGTGACGGCAATGAATGCCGAAATAATCATCGTCGCAAGCGTTGGAACCAGCCACGACTTCGTTACCATCTGCATGTCGCGCGCTGATTTTCGATCATCGACGGTCAAGCGTGCCAGGTCGATGTCGAGCGATTTCATCTGTACGGCGAAATCGGCATCGATGCGTTTGATGGCTGCGAGCTGGTCAGGCGTCGCAGATTGCAGCGCGGCCATTACGTCGTCTTGCGAGCCGTCATCATGGCCGAGAAGCGCGTTCGATAGGGTCTTGACCGCAAGACCGGCGAGAGGCCCGCCTAAAGCGGTCGCAATGGTAGGTGCGATCGATCCGATAAGCGGCCCGAAGGTTTTCAGAAAATCCATATTAAGGATTCCTTATTTGCTGGTGAGGATTAAAGCCGAACCGATTAGGCCGATGACGACCAAAATGATGCTGACGATCGAACCGATCATTAAAGCGTCGTCGCGTGTGGCATTGCGCTCGGCCTGATCGGCTGCGGATTCGCGTGCGGCATCTTTGCGCATTTCGATGACCTCGCGCTGGATAGCGTCCCAAGCCGCTTTGCCATATTGGCTGACAAACATATTTTTAACGTCGAGCGACATTTGGTGCGCTTTGGCCTTTACCGCGTAAAGCTTCATCGCTTCGGCCTCAAATTCGCCTTGGCTTTGAAATAGTTTTTTCCGACGCGGTGCCGATGCGATCTGTGTAATTTCGGCGACCTTGGCAAATAGGCCGCCGACCTTCTCGGCTGTTTCCATAATATCTTGACCGGTATCGACGGCTGATTTGATGCCGTTATAAAGCGCGGTTGCTGCGACGAAGAGCGTGAACGGGTCCATTATTTGTCCACCTTGCCGTCAAGCTTGTCGAAGATTTTGCCGAGCATGTCCTCAATGCGTTTTATAGCGTCGCCAAATTCCGATTTTTGAACGTATCGCGCCGTCATATCGATTTCGATGCGATGAATTTCGGCTTTCATTTTTTCGTTGGTGTCGTATATATGCGTCGCAAACCACCCGATCACCATCAGGAACGCGCCGCCGGAAAGATTGATAAGTGTTTGCATGTCCATGATGATATTCCGGCAATAAAAAACCCGCCGAAGCGGGGTGATTTCGATCAGAATTTATCGTTTTGTTGGCAGCGTTACGGTGAAGGTGTTGAAAGCTGCTGATCATTATTTATAAATTGTCCGGTCGACGAGGTATAAATCCAGCCGAAAGTAACAGGGGAGCCATCAGGAAGCGCAATCAATGTGCAACCTTCTGGCGCAGGATCAACCAAAGGGTCTGCCACAATTACATTGATGACGGTTTCGTCACTATTTTGAACAACCGCACTGACCATTACGTGTACTCCCAAATGCGAACAAGACCAGCAGCACCACTACCGCCACTACTGCCCCCTGCTCCGCTTGAGCCGCCACCGCCGCCTCCGCTGCCATATCCACCAGATCCGCCGGTGCTAGGGCCGTTGTCTCCACCTGCTCCGCCTCCGCCAAATACGGAAGATCCACCAACACCGCCATATCCGCCACCGCTAGAACCTCCAAGATTATATATTCCGCCTGCTCCCGCTTGTCCACTGCTATTCATGGTTCCGCCACTGCCAGAACCTCCAGCGCCAGTACTGCTACCACCAACACCCGTAATAGTAACTCCCGAAACAGTAAATGTTGAGTTGCCACCACTACTACCGCCGGCGCCAACTGCATAGGTATAAGCAGTAAGAGGAGTTACTGTATAATAACGGGAAGAATATCCGCCTGCTCCGCCGCCACGTCCGCTATTCGCACTACCACCGCCGCCACCATTACTTCCGCCACCAACGAGTTCAACAAAGATTGAAGTACAACCGGCGGGGGTCGTGTAAGATGTACCAGAAGTTAGCACTTGTGGGGCGCGGAGAAGCGTACCTGACGGGGTAGAAGAAACTGCCGCCCAAGTCGGGGCTACGCCCGCGCCGTTGGCTTTTAAATAATACCCAGACGTGCCAGTCGTGTCGAGCTTTGCGAGCGTGGCCGATCCTGCCGCTAAATTCGCCGTCGTAATTGTTCCCGTTCCGCTTACGTTTGTCGCATTTGTTGCGCTTGTAGCGCTAGTCGCTGTTGCGGCATTGCCCGTGATTGAAATCGGCCAAGTCCCGGATGTTCCTGTACCGCCGAGTGGTGCGCCGCCAAGATTGCTTAAAGCCGTCGCTGCCGTCGTCGCATTTGTTCCGCCGTTCGCGATTGGCAGCGTTCCGGTAATACCGGTCGTTAATGGTAAACCTGTCAAGTTAGTTGCGACGCCGGATGCAGGAGTGCCGAGGACTGGCGCGATTAGTGCCGGTCCATTGTTAAAAACGACAAGGCCGGTTCCTGTTTCGTCGGTCAACGCTCCAGCCAAGTTAGCACTTGTTGGAGTACCAAGGAACGTCGCCACGCCCGCGCCGAGCGCCGTGATGCCCGTGCCACCGTTGGCGACTGGCAGGGTGCCTGTAACGCCCGTCGTAAGCGGCAAGCCCGTCGCGCTAGTTAAAACCGCTGCCGTTGGTGTACCAAGCGCCGGAGTTGTCATCGTCGGTGAGGTTAACGTCTTGTTGGTCAACGTTTGCGTGCCGGTTGTCGTAACTACCGGAATCGTCGCCGCTGTGATCGCCGGAAAATCAAAAGTTGATGTTAAATCGACCCAAGTTGTGCCGTTGTAACTTTCAAACCGGTTATTAGTGCGGTTAAATCGCACGGCGCTTGTCGGCGGGTTCGTCGGCGTTGCCACAAACATCGTAGCGCTGTCGACGTCTTTCGCCGCGAGATAAGTTAGAATATTGGTGTAAGTGTCCGTTAAACCCGGAAGTGACCAGTTTGCCATGTTAGAAGCCCTGTCCTTTGGCCGACCAAGAGAACGCGCCAGAAACGCGCGCTCCGCTGGTGTTGTAAAGATAAACGGTGAAGCTTGTCGGGTTTGCACCACCCGCAAAATTATAGACGGCGAAAGCTGCCGTGGTGCCTTGCGGCGTCACGGTGATGGTCGACACGTTGATAAATGAGACGTTGAAATTGACGGTCGTTCCAAGCGTATCGGTCGAAACCGCCGTTCCCATGCCGCCGTCGTTTTTCAATTTGGTATCGAGACGGGTATTGATGCCGTTAAATTGGATAAGATTAGCCCCCGCCGTGTCGGCGAGATCGTA